CCATGCAAGAACAAACCGCTGTTATCGCAGCATTAACCGCACGAATAGAAACCTTAGAAGGATAAACGAAATGGAACCACGGACTACAGAAGAACTAGCACAAGACTACTCAGCAATGGGCGACAGCGTAGCTTTGATCACAGACGTAATCGCAGGCAACTGCATGGCTGACGAAGATGCCGAAGAACGCCAAGGCTGTGTAGATAGAAACACTCAGCACCTTGAGCTAATGGTAGCCAAGGACGACTGGGGCAGTGAGTCAATGACCGCGACCAACGCAGCTATTACAGCAGGCAACGGGTACACCGCAAGCTGATGATTCTGGCCTTTATGTTGGTTGTCATGGTAAATGGTGACATAGACCCAAAGGCCACATCATATTGGTTTAGTCTGACTAGATGCAGGTACTTTGCAGAACAGCTAACTGTTCAGGGAACTCACCAAAAGTACCACACGCCCGTTATGGCGTATTGCGTTCCTAAATATGTAAACCCTAAAAAAGTTCCAGTACACGATTAAAAGGCTCCAAAATGGCAACTGTAAAAGAAGCATTACTAAAACTTGAAGCCCACGAAAGAGAATGTACGGTGCGGTATACCAATATAGAGAAACGCTTAGACTCAGGTAGCGAAAGATTTAAAAGGTCTGAACTTATGTTGTGGGGTATTTACCCCTTAATAATCGGGTTGTTTATTGTAGAGAGGTTGTAGATGGCGATTTTATCCAGTCTTATTGGCCCAGTTACAGGTCTTCTTGACAAGTTTATCGAAGACAAAGATCAGAAGAATGCCTTGGCGCATGAAATCTCTACAATGGCAGATAAGGCCGCTAGTGAAAATGCCTTGGCTCAGTTAGAGATTGCTAAGATTGAAGCCGCAAATCCATCCCTGTTCGTTTCTGGATGGCGACCTGCTGTTGGGTGGTGCTGCTGTTTGGCTCTACTGTACAACACGATTTTATCTCCAATATTAAGCATTTGGTTCTCTGTTCCAGAAGTTGACAGCTCGCTACTAACGCCAGTCCTAATGGGCATGTTAGGCATGGGAGCCATGAGGAGTTTTGAAAAGTCTAAAGGGGTTCAAAGAGAAAAGTAATGTTAGCCGAAATAGCGGCAGCTAATGCTGCGTTTCAGGTAATTAAAGGCGCTTTGTCTAATGGAAAGGAGCTTTATGACGTTGCCGACCAAGCTACCAAGTTTTTTGACAGTAAGTCTGCAATAGCTAAGAAAGCTAACAAGAGTGGCGGAAAGACTGAATTACAGTGCTTTATGCAGTTGGAGAAGATTAAAGAACAAGAGACATGGCTCAAGGAATATATGATCTATGCAGGCCGCGCAGATATGCACAGCGACTGGCTAAAGTTTCAAGTTGAGTGTAGGCAGAACAGAGAACGCGCAGAGCGTATAAGGGTAATTAAAAGAGCCAAGAATATTGCTTTGTTTTGGACAGCCCTGCTCTGGGGTACAGGAGGATTAGTTATCCTACCTATGGGCCTATACATCGGGTTTAAAGTATTTGGAGTTATTGAATAGGATGACAGGAATTTTGAACGAAGAATCAGGCCTTCTTGATATGCTAAAAAGACACGAAGGTGTTAGAAGCAAGGTTTATGTTTGCTCAGGCGGCTACGAGACTATTGGCGTAGGCCGAAACATATCTGAAACAGGATTAGGACTCGATGATCGAGAAATAAACTACCTCCTTGGTAATGACATCTTAAGAGTAAGGAAAGAACTTGAGGATGAATACCCGTGGTTTGTCAGAATGGACTCCGTAAGACAAGATGCTTTAATAGATATTTCCTTCAATCTAGGTCAAACTGTACTCAGAAAGTTTAAAAATGCTTTAAAAGCAATGGCTAAGAAGCAATACGAAGAAGCTGCAAATGAATTCATGGACTCTCGTTGGAGTCAACAAGTTGGAAATAGGGCTTTAGAGGTCACCAACATGATTAGGTCTGGGGAATATCAATGAGTAAGGGCGGAAGCAGAAGACCAACGACTGGAGGTGAAGGTCAAAGGGGAGGATTCGTGGCAGGCGACAATCCTTATCGCGAGCCTTACAGCAATCCTTATCGTCAAGGTGGCTTTAGAGTCCCTATGGGTCAAAGCGGAGATTATAGCCGAGCAGGTCAGCGTAGCGGCTCCCTTGGAAACAAAGGCGGTCAACAAAGACCTCCTTACATGCCATCTCCATATGAAAGGCAACCACAATACAATGAAGGGCCACGGTTTCCGTCTAGAGGCAATGCCAAAGGAGGTATAGGAGGAATGGCTCCCCCTCCAAGCAGTCGATACAACCCACAGCGGCCTGACTACACTGCCCAACCTTATCGTCCAACAACTCCAAATTTTCGTCAAATAGGGCGAGATGCACTTGCTAACACAAGCAGTGGCGGGTTTGGTAGCAGTCCAAATCCTCCACCGCAAGAAAATCTAATGCAACCTGCTGTTCAGCCACCTATGAATCCATCAAAAGGTGGAAATTATAGGCCTATGCCTGCGCCAGTTCAGCAACCTGTGCCTGACAGCCGCCCAAGTTATATTGAAACAAGTGATGACTTGCGCTTCCGCCAGAACAGAAACTTACGGCCTGCTGTTCAACCGCCTATGAGTCCATCGAAAGGTGGCACTCAGCAACAAAAGGGCGGGTATAATTTTGCAGGACAATATGATCCTAACATGCCTTCTGGTTATGGTACTGATTACCAGACATTCGGTGGGCCAAGGCCTGAGCCAGTTCAGGAACCTATGCCTGACAATAGCGCATTTAGTGACATGCCTGTAAAACCCACCTACAGTACGCAGGACATGGTAAGGTGGACTGATCCAATAACGGGCCAACAGCGATCAGGTGGTTCTTCTGATAAAAATTATAATACTAGCTTAAAGAATTATTTTGATAACAACGCAGGCGCACAAGACTACTATAATCAACTTAACTCGTCTCAGCAGCCTATGCCTGCTCCTGTGGCCCCTCGGCCTATGCGTAGACCAGATCAGCAGCCTCAACCTGCAATGATGCCGAGCAAGGGTGGTATGAATTTGCCAGTACCACAACCTATGCCTGCACCACCAAGCAGCCTATACAACCCACAGCGGGCCACGCTATTGGAAAACACAGGGCCGCAGCCGGCATCGCCTCAGCCTGTACTGGCAACCACAGGCGGGCCACCACTTATGCCTGCAATGATGCCATCTAAGGGCGGTATGCCTGTGGCTCAATTTAACCCTCAGCCAGTACCCCCTATTCAGTCGCCTAGCTTCACCCCTAGCCGCCAGATTAGATCACCCCTTGGGCCTCGCAATATGCGATATGGTCGTTAATAACGGAGAATAAGATGTTAACAAAGCTACAATTTTCTCCCGGAGTCAACAAGGAAGGTACAGACTACACTGCCGATCAGGGTTGGTACGATTCTGACAAAATAAGATTTAGGCAGGGCCGTCCTGAGAAAATAGGTGGATGGCAGAAGTTCAGCACTCTTTCTTTTCTGGGGGTAAGCAGGTCTATCCACAGATGGGCATCTTTAGGGTTTACAAAGTTTATAGGCATAGGAACGCATTTAAAGTTCTATATAGCTGAAGGCAATAGCTTTAACGATGTTACGCCCATAAGATTAGTTACATCCGCAGGTGACCCTCAGTTTTCTGCAACTAATGGATCGTCTGTGATTACAGTAACAGAGGCGGGTCATGGTGCTGTAGTAAATGACTTTGTAACCTTTACCAATGCCGTGTCGCTAGGCGGGACTATTACAGCTACGGTTTTAAATCAAGAGTACGAGATAACCTCAGTAACAACATCGGCTATTTATACGTTTACCGCTAAGGATACTTCAGGAGACACTGTAACCGCCAATTCAAGCGACACAGGTAATGGAGGTAGTAGCACTGTAGGAACTTACCAGATTAACACTGGCCTTAACGCTTATGTTTCAAGCACAGGTTTTGGAGCGTCAGCATGGGGAACGGGAGGATGGGGTTCTGCAAGCGCGATTAGTTCTGGAAACCAGTTAAGGCTTTACAGCCAAGACAACTTTGGAGAAGACTTGGTTTTTAACGTCAGAGGTGGAGGAATCTATTACCATGACACATCAGGTGGTCTAGACGATAGGGCTGTAGCCTTGTCTTCTATTGCAGGTCAATCTGACGCACCAACAATTGCACTTCAGGTTATGGTGTCTGACATTGATCAGCATGTAATTGCTTTTGGCGTAAACCCCATAGGATCATCAACAATTGACCCGCTGTTTATTCGTTTTTCAGATCAACAGAATGCAATCGACTGGACTCCTAGAGCGACTAACACAGCAGGTGGCGTAAGAATAAACTCAGGATCAATAATTATTGGCGCAATTCAAGCGCGAGAAGAGATACTAATATTTACAGATGTAAGCTTACACTCGATGCGCTTTGTCGGGCCTCCGTTTGTATTTAACTTCTCAACACTAAGCACAGACACCTCTATGATTTCCCCCAGTGCAGCTATTAACTCTAGAGGATCGGTGTTTTTTATGTCTGACAACGGGTTCTTTGTCTACAACGGAGCAGTTCAACCGTTGCCTTGCTCAGTAAAAGATTATGTGTTTTCAAACCTAAATCTGGGACAAGCGTTTAAAGTATTTGCTGCTGAAAACTCTGCTCACTCAGAGGTTACTTGGTATTACCCCATAGGGACTGGAGAC